GGAGAAAAATTTTGACGAGCTCCTGGAGGATTATAATGATCGAAATTGATATGGATCCGATGAGCAAGCCAAGACAAACCCGTAGTGATGTTTGGAAAAAAAGGCCCATCATTTTGAGGTGGCGTGCCTGGGCTGATGAAATTCGAGCAATCTGTAAAGAGAAAAATTTTGTGCCGAGCAACGAATTGATCATGCGGTTCTATATTAAAATGCCGAAATCCTGGTCACAAAAAAAGAGGGATGAGCACCTTGGTCAACCTCATACTCAGAACAGATTGGACTGTGATAATTTGGCAAAAGCGGTCATGGATGCACTCATAAAAGACGATGGGCGGGTCCATTTTTTACAGGTAGAAAAGCGCTGGGGTGAGCGCGGAGTGATTGTTTTGAAAAACAAGCTGGAAAATTAAAATGCCTCAGAAAAGCTTCAGATCGCCCTGTAAGAGAATAAGTAAAAGGTGTATACAAACGTATACATATGTTCACTATATTGTAGTTTCCGTTAACCGCAAGGGTTTACAGGGACGCAATTAATTCAGTAAACAATCATCACTAGGAGAGAAATGGTTGAACAAATCGAGATGGAACTGGGAAATTTTCGAGTGCTCCAGGCAATCCGAAAAAGTAAAGATGCTCGAAACAAGGAAGCAAGAAAAACATTTTTTCGCTGGGTAAAATTTAATTTTGGGAAGGGGGAAAAATGACATTTGAAGACATTCAAAAATTCCAGAATAGATTCGATCCGAAGCTTCGGCAATTATATTTGGGCGGAACTGACATAGCTGCAATTCTTAATTTGCACCCGTACAAAAAAAAGTACGAAGTCTTCCTGGAGAAAATCGGAAAAAAAGATCCGGCAGATCTTTCCGAAAATGAGGCCGTGTATTGGGGGAAGGTTTTGGAAAATCTTATTGCTGACAGATATTCAGAAGTTACCGGGAATAAAGTCAGGAATGTAAATCGGACGCTCATGCATTCTAAGTATAATTTCATGCGCGGACATATTGACCGGAAACTCGAAGGGAAGAACGCCGGGTTAGAAATTAAAACAGTCGGGCTGAGGTCGGCTCACTTATGGGGCGAGGAGCATTCCGATGAGATCCCTGTTCATTATGAATTACAGGTTCTCCACTACATAGCTATCACAGGCTTCGATTATTTCGATATCGCTGCTCTTTTTTTCGGCCAGGAAATGCGGATCTTTCACGTGCGGCGTAATCGGAACCTAGAAAGAATAAAAGAGCTCGAAGAAAAGGCAAGAAAATTTTGGCAGCAGCACGTTCTCACTGGGATCCCACCAATGCCAGGTTCAACAATCGAAACTGCTATGGCCTTCCCGGAAGCACACCGCGGAGAGGTCGCAACACTTAATCCTATGCAAGACCCAATGGTTACTGATGTTCATAACCTCAGCGAAGACATGGCGACTGTGCAGGATAAACTGGACTCGGCAAAGACCAAGATCCAGAACGCGATGGGCGATGCCGAGGTCCTCGAAAACTCACGCGGATATGAGGTCGCAACCTGGAAGAATTCCTCCAGGAATGGGAAAACATTCCGTACTTTTAGAATGAAAAGAAGGAGAGAAGAAAATGAGTAATATAACAATGGACTCAATAATTAAAGGAGTCGAAACAGTGCCGCCAGTTACCATTATCTATGGTAAAGAGGCGGTGGGTAAAACATTCATGGCTTGTCAGAGTGATTCGCCTATTATGCTTGACCTGGAACATGGTGCAGAGATCCATACAAATCAGAAAATTCCACTGTATGGCAAGGATATAGTCTTTGACGATTGTATTGAGTCACTACGTCTTATTTATGCTAACCATAAAAAAATGGGCGTAAAAACGGTGATTGTGGACTCATTCGACTGGGTACAAAAGCTCATCCATAAAGAAGTCTGCAAGCAAAAAAATGTGGAGACCATCGACGAGCTCAAATGGGGAGCAGGATATCAACTGTCTGCAAGCCTAGCTCAGGACTTTATCAATGGCTTGGACTCGCTCAGACAGTTGGGCCTGGAGATTATTATAATCTGCCACACCCAGATAGTGAAAGTGGACGAGCCCATTCATGATCTGTATGAGGTCTATGATCTTAAATTAGATCGGCTGATTCGTAACAACCTCAAAGAATGGTCCACAATTATTGCCTTCTGTGAATTCGATCAGAAAACTCACCTAAAAGGGGAGCGCTTTGGTCAGAAAGTGTACAAGGCTATCTCAACTGGCGACAGGATTATGCACACCATACCCCAGGCTGGATTCGTAGCGAAATCCAGAATCCCTATACCTTCCCCGCTGCCTCTCGATTGGAAGATATTTAAATCAGAAATAGATAAATCACGAAAAGGAGAATGATGGATTTAGACTTTAACCCAATGGACTATGCGCCCGGAAATTTATCCGAGACTGAGCCCCGAGAATACACCCTGGCAACGCCAGGTAAATATAAATGTGAGATTGTTGATTCCACTGAGGAAATATCTGCAGCAGGGAATCGATATTTAAAATTGAAGCTCTCCATCTGCGACGGTGGTCAGCACAATGGAACCTGGATATGGGACAATCTCAACCTGTATCATCCAAAAGAAAATGTCCAGAGCCTGGCGCGTCAGATCCTCGGGACTATTTCAAAATGCTGCGGCGTTCTTGATCCTAAAGATACCGCCCAGCTTCATTACAAACCATTCTTTGCCCTCGTGGATATTGAACCAGGTCAAAATGGATATAACGATAAGAACATCGTTAAAAAGTATATGCCACTCGACCCGGAAACTGTGAAAGCCGATAAAGCCAACACAACGAAAATCCATTTGGATAAATTGGACGCGCTTCCCAAAAGGCCCCCTGAAAAACCTGAATCTTCTACTCCAATACAAGACGGAATCCCTTTCTAGTGAAAAAGGTCTGTCGAATTTGTAAAGAAGAATATACGCCCAATCAATACATAACTCAATTGTATTGCGGGCGTATTTGTAAAAACAGAGCAAGATACCTGAGAGCAATCGCGGAAGGGAAGCCGCGGAAGGGTGGGTATTCAAGAAGCGTCTATATCAGAACATGGATGCGAGCTCGCGGTGAGTCGGATTTCTCAGCGCCTTGTAAATTTTGCGGTAAAAAATTGAAAGCTGATGAGCCCTTTAACCTGGCACATACAGTCCCGAGGTCTGAGCTTACGTTTGAACAGATCAAGAGTGAAGAATTTCTCACCTTGTCATGCCCCGAATGCAATATTGCAATGGGGCAGATGACTGAGGCTGAGTTTACTGGAGAGAAACAATGAGCGATTTCATGCAACTATTTTTATTAGCGTATTTCTGCGGAGTTCTATCCGGAGTTGCTGCTGTCATATTAATAATATTTATTTACTGCGGGAGAGATGAACAAACACGATAAGGAGGCCGCTGCTGCTGAGAAAAGAAGACTACTAGGGCTGGAGTATGAGAGAAAAAGGAAGGAGAGCGCAAAGGATGCTTATCGGTCCTACCTGGCGTATATGAGATTGAGGAAATTAATATGATCGCTTACAAATTAGTACGTAAACTAAAGAATGGAAAACTAACTCCATTGTTTATTAATAAATCTCTAGGAATAGAATTAAACACTTGGTATGAATCCGAATGTCTCCCTACAAAGGGATTTAAGGTTCGGCAAGGATGGCATTGTACATCACTACCTATTGCCCCACACTTATCAGAAAAAAACCGGGTGTGGATAAAGGTAGAAATCGTAGATGTAACAGAATATCAACGCCCGGAATCACAAGGTGGGATATGGTACACAGCTAATTGGATTAAATTTTTGGAAGTTTTATAGAATATATAGGAGAGAAATGTCACAACTAAGTATCTTTTACGGAGCCAGAGCGACTCGGCCAACTATGGTCGATAGCAATGACTTTTTTGAAGACATAAGAACAGGGAAGTGGGAGAAGGAGATTGTAAATCTGCGACAAATTCTCCAGGGGAAAGGCAAGGAAGCCTACAACGAAAAAAAGAAGGAGCTCTGGGCAATTACTATGTCCGGGCTATTCCGGGGAAGAGCAAAGAACTCAATAGTCAGATACTCCGGACTACTACAAGGTGATATAGATTCGGTGGATAATCCTGAGCAGCTTAGAGATGACCTGGCACTGGATCCTCATGTTCGAGCTTCTTTTCTTTCGCCTTCCGGAAAAGGGGTCAAGCTTGCTATCCGGGTTCCCGATGATCCTGAAAAACACAGCGCCAGTTTCTATGCTGCTGAAAAATACTTCCTGGAAAAGCATGAAGTCAAACTGGATCCATCATGTAAGGATATTAACAGGATCTGCTTCACAAGTTATGACCCGGAGCTCAAAGGAAACGAGGATGCAATACCGATTGAAGTAACCGAGCAGCCAATGCTCCCGGTAGCGAACAGACCTATCCAACAATATAAATATGGGACCGTAAGATGGAGCGAAGTCTTTGAAAGCCAGGGGATGGTCATCAAGGAAATTGGAGAGACTATCCTGGTCCAGTGTCCCTGGAGACATTTACATTCGACCGGGAAGGATGGTGACAGGTCCACAATAATATTTAAGGATGGAACCAGGGCATTTAAATGTAGTCACGCACATTGCGAAAATAGAGGACCGAAAGATCTTGAGAATTATTTTACCCCGGCGGTCGTCTCTCAATTTGCTGAAGCATATGACCATACCCAGCATATATATAATGAGCCGATTGGACGTCCCAGGAAAACTAACCTGGAAAAACGCCAGGAAAGAAATATACAACCCATCGAAGAGACGCTGCTCAATCCGCCTGGCTTCGTTGGAGACTGGGCAAAGTTTATAACTGATACTGCATGGTTTCCGCAACCTGAGCTCGCCCTGGGAGCGTCCCTGGCCTTCACTGCTACCATGTTAGGACGCAAGATTAGAGATGAATCAGATATAAGACCAAATATTTATGTTGCAGCACTCGGAAGGACCGGAATAGGCAAAGAACACGCGAGAAAGTGCATCAAGCTAATGTTTGCTCAAACAGGTGCAAATGGGTTCGGTGCAGAGAAACTTTCCAGTAGGAGCGCAATTGAGAGGACAATTTCTGCGACACCGTCCTGTTTATACATGATTGATGAGTTTGGGCACTATATTTCTTCCATTATGAATCCTAACTCGAACTCACACCTGAGAGACGTATCGAGTATGTTCCTCGAACTTTATGGTTCGAGTTCTTCCAAGTTTTTTGGGACCGACCTGGCAAACAGAAAAGGTGATACAGAAAGGTTTGAAATAGATCAGCCAAGTGCGTCAATTTATGGTAGCTCGACCAAAGAATCGTTTTGGGGATCCCTCACAAGCGAGGCAGTCTTCTCTGGTACATTAAACAGGTTCTGTATATTCAGTGCAAAGGAAGAGAGACCGCCTGTTAATGAGGCTGGCATAATTGGGGATATCCCGCTGCCGCTGACTAACCTGGTCAGGACATATAACGATATGCCTATTGATCCTGGAGCAAAGGGGAACATTGCAGAGCTATGCGTACCAAAGCCCCTGGTTATTAGGTCGTCCGAAAATGCAAAGAAAATATTCCGGGCGTTTCAAAAAGAAACCCTGAGACTGTCTGACCTGGGAGCAGATACAAGCGCCATGTGGGTCAGAGCAGCAGAGATTGCGAAAAAGCTTGCACTGATCCTGGCAGGTTCAAGGTTCACTGATATTACTGCGGAGGATGCAGAGTATGGTTGCGAGCTAACAAACGCCATAGTGAAGAATGCTTGTGTGGCAATTCGAGAGAACTTGTCCGATAACGAATACGAGAGGGAGAGCAAGAGAGTAGAGACGCTGATTAGGAACTGTGGGCCGAAGGGGATAACAATGAAAGACCTGGTGCAAAGAACACGGTTCCTGAAAAACAGGATGCACCGAAAAGCACTGCTTGATGACCTCTATGATAGTGAGCTCATTAATAAGGAACATAGGGTATTAGGTGTAAGTCATAAACCGTCAATTGTGTACTTTTCGGAATAGGTGTAACACCTATTCAAATGCGATACACCCAACAAAGGTAGTCTGGTACTAGGATAGTTAATAATAAGTGTAATATATATATATCCCTAGTATATGTATTAATAATACGCGTAAGAGGCCTTTTGGGACTTATATATAGGGGTCCCCCCTACACTTATACACCTAATGGTGTCCGAGACTATGGTATCACTGCGATTAGGGGGTATTTTAAAAAATACACCTATTACACCTATTACACCTATTACATTTGAAGGGATAGAATGCCAAGGAAGAATCCAGTTATTAAATCCAAGAAAGGATTGAGGAAGATACGAGTAGCAAAGCAGATGGAATCACCAGAGTTTTGGGATAGTGTGTTCGATGCTATAAGCTCTGGCATTTCACTCATGGAGTTTTGCCAGGTTGAGGATGTCCCGTACACAACAGTGCAAGGAAAGATGCGAAGGTCGCCTGAGCTCACGGCCAAATTAGGTCGCGCACGCGAGAACAGGGCGCTCGTTCATGCCGAGCGGATGGAGGATATCGCCAATCGCGTCGAATCCGGGGAGCTCGACCCGAAGCGTGCGTCCGTCTCGCTGCAAGCTAGGCAGTGGCTGGCCTCACGGATGGATAGCAAACAGTGGGGAGACCTGCAGAAGGTCCAGGCAGACATAAAAGTCACGGATGTTAACCAGATCTACCTGGACCAACTCAAGGGGCTGATGGCCAAGCGTGAACCGAAGGTGATAAACCCGGAAGATGCGGACATATTGCGGACAAATGAAGCCGAAGAGCCGGAGAGTGAGCAGTAGCAAGGGGGAGCACCGGATTAGTAACCCAATGTTCCTCACTTTTGGCTATATTTTTGCCCCCCCGTCGCTACATTCCAGGGGCGGGCTCGAGAGCAGGGTCGATACA